ATGTCGAATGAAAAAAACGATATGCATCGAATCGATATTGTTGCCGCTTTACACAAAAAAGGAATCACCGTTAAAGAGCTATCAATCAAAGCAGGCTTAGCTCCAACCACACTCTCCAATGCACTAAACCGTCCATGGCCTAAAGGTGAAGGAATTATTGCTGACGCTCTTGGGGTTAAACCATCTGATATTTGGCCTAGTCGTTACAGAAATAAAGTGGCTTAGTTATGTATATATCAGCGCAAGAATGTGTAGGTTTAGTTGGCATGCCAACGATGGTTCACAATGTTAGAAATAAGTTAAATAAACTGGCTGACAGTAACCAAAAACGCAAACGGCAAGGTTCTAAAGCTTTTGAATATCATATTGATTGCTTACCAGAAGAAACTCGTTTGCATCTATTGCGTGATGTTGCGGAACAGCAAACTGCACAAGCAGAAAGCAGCCGCAATGTTCGCCAAACGGCCACTCCGGCTTCAGATGAACTGTGGCTGGAATATGAAGAAGCTACTGACAGCAAGAAAGCGTCAACCAAGCAACGCTATGAATTGTGTATGCGAGTTAAGGCGTATGTTGAATCGGGTATTAGCATGCGTAAATCAATGAAGCGTGTGGCGGAAGAGTCTGGAAGAACCTATTCCAAAATTGTGAGCTGGTTTTACAACATCCCAGGATTGCAAACCAACAAGATCCCAGTGGAAGATTGGTTGCCAGCACTTCTTGATAGAATTGGCTCTCACGGTAAGCGTACCGCCCCCTTATCACAGGAAGCTTGGTCCATGTTTCAGGCCGATTATTTGCGACCTGAACAGCCCACCATAACCGAATGTTATAACCGCATGGGTAAAGCGGCTAAGCGTGAAGGTTGGAGTGTGCCCTGCCTCTCCACAATTCGAGAGCGCGTGAATACCGATATTCCCTATGAGCTTCAAGTGTATTGCCGAGGTGGTTTATTTACTGCCAAGCAAACATTAGTCCCTGCGCAGCGTCGCACACGAGTCGGTATGCATGCTATGCAGCGCGTATCGGGTGATGGTCATGAGTTTCGTCTTCGCTGTCACCTGGAAGATGGCACGGTGCTTCGTCCTACCGTTTGGGTGTTCCAAGATGTCTATAGCTCCATGATTGTGGGCTACGCCATTGATATTACAGAGAACACTGAGATGTTAGGCATTGCTCTTTTCAACATGGTTTCAAAGTTTGGTATCCCTGAAATGTTCGACCTTGACCGAGGCTCCGTGGCGTTAAGTGAAGCAATGACTGGGCGAACCTCACGCCCTAAAGCAACGGGCAAAGGCAAGTTAGAGCATAAGAAGTTTGATAACGCTGAGATTGAAGGCGCGATTACGGCTCTAGGCTCAAAAGTGAACTGGACTCGCGTTGAAGATGACAACGTAGGCCGTAAAGGTAACGCGCGAGCTAAACCTGTTGAGCGTTTGTTCCATTCTAAAGGTGGTATCGGTCAGTTTGAGCGCCATCCAGCTTTTGCAGGAGCCTACGCAGGTGAATCAGCCACCAGCAAACCCGCGAACTACGGTGAAGCCACAGTACCTGTTGAGTTAGTGGTTGAGCTATTTGCCGAGTGGGTGACCGATTGGAATAGCCTGGAAGGCCGTCGCAGTGAAATGGCACGCGGCATTCACAGCTATAAGCAAGTGTTTGAGCAAAGTTACACCCAAATACAAGTACGTAAACCCACCGCGACACAGTTGCGCCTTTGTCTGCACCGGACACGCAAAAGTGTGAAGGTTCATGCTGGCGGTTTAGTTGAATTAAACGCAGGGCGTTACAGCAAGCATTTGTCGAATCGTTACCGCAGCCCACTGTTGTTCGAATACATCGGTCAAAGTGTTCATCTTCGCTTCAACCCTTATGACTTGACAGGCTGTGTGTATGCCTACAGTGAGCGTGGGGAGTTCATCGGCGAGGTTCCATTGTTTGCTGATGCGGCTTATGACGATTTAGGCGCGGCACGCCGTCAGAGCCTACACCAAAATGAAGATATTAATCGAGCCGCGTGGTTAAAGGAGCAAATGGTCGGATTAACTAACGACGACCTTGCTCAGTTAACGCGCAGCAATGAGAAGCCCGAGCCATTGGGCGGTATGGTGCCGAGTATTACTGAAATGACGCCCGAGTTGGCAAGAACGCCAGAGCAACATCAAATGAACCCAAGTGAATTTGAAGGCTTGCTCGAGAAGAAAGCGGTGGGCGCAGATTTTGAGCCCACGATGGATTTAGACGCGTTAATGCAGCAATACGGGAAAGCAAAATGAACCACATTATTCAACAAGTCCTTGCCGTGAAAGTCAGTGAAAACCTCAGTAATCGTAAGATTGCCAAAGAGTCTGATATTGGCGAAGGCATTTTAAGTAAGTTGCTTAATAACAAACCTTATACAGGCGACACCGAAACCCAGCTTCATAAACTTGAAACCTGGTTGAATACACGGTGTACCCAAGTTGAAGAGTTCGCCGATACGTCACTTCAAGAGCCTGAGTTTTTGATGTTGCCAACGTCGGAAACCATTTGGAAGTTGATGGACTTAGCTCGTACGATGCGCCGCTGGTCGATGGTGTATGAAGGCTCAGGCATTGGCAAAACAGTCACTGCAGAAGAATATCAACGCAAACACAATAACGTCTGGATTGTGACCGCTTCAAACCTGTGTAAATCAGCAAGAGCCATTCTTTCTGAGCTTTGTGAGCGCATGAATATCAAAGCGTCCAACATGACGGTCTACCGTATGCAAAAAGCGATAGCGCAAGAGTTAGATGGCTCAAACGGACTCATCATCATCGATGAAGCGCAATACCTTTCAGATGATGTATTGAATGGCTTGCGTATTTTAGCTGAACGTAAGTGCGGCGTGTTTCTTCTTGGTAATGATGTCGTTCGAACTCGTATGAGCGCAGCTCGCTCTCAAGTCAACATGAACCCGATTTGGAGCCGAATGATACGCCCAACCTGCATCAAAGTGACGTCAAACGGCGACATCAAAAGCTACATGCAGGCTTGGGGGATTCAAGACCAAGAGCTGTTTAAAGCGGCTTACGCCATTGTTCCGAAAACCACAGGGCAACTTAGAACGCTCGCAGACATGATCATGTTAGCCAGTTCGTCCGCATCCCGAAACCATGAGCCGTTGACACCGAAACACTTGGCTGCGGCTCACCACTACTTGAAAGAAAGCATAGGAGTGTAGCCATGACACTATTACTCAACACTACTGAGGTCGTAATGGCACTGTTGACTAAGCACCAGCCCTGTACGTGTAAGGCAATTTGGCAACAACAAGTTGGACGTGACCGCCTTGCGCTCACCACCATTAAGAATTTGTTGATGCGGTTGAAAGCACATGGCGCAGTCACCGCTTGCGGGCAAGAAGGGAATGCGTACCTTTATCAACTGACAGGAACCTCACCTTATACCCCGTGCATTACTTGCCGAGGAAAGACCCTGCAATGGCACTTACACCATGGTTATTGTAAGGATTGCAGACCCAAAACAGGCAAAGGAAACAACGCTCAGTTGGATGCAGAGTTTCAATTTTTACTCTCTCCTGCTTACCAGTTATTAAACCAAGTTCTACGTCCTTGGGAGGCAATATGAGTCGCAGAGAAACGGATGAATTTGTTTGGTTGCGTGGCGGTCGAGTCGCCAGCCGTAAACCAAAAGGAAAAGGTGAATTGGTGATGAGTGATAGACCTTTATTAATTGTTGATGCCGACATGGCGAAATTCGATATCAACATGACCTGTCAAGGCATCGAGCGACACATGCAGGCCGTTAAGCTTAACCACAGCATTATTTATTGGGAGGCGTAATGGGACAACAATCCAATCAAGACATTAAGCTCGAAGTGATTGTTCGCTTTGACCCAAAGAACCAAAACGGGATCGGAGAGTTCTCTATTGTCGATTATCGAGCAGAAGCATTGACACAAGTGGGATCACACACAGCCATCGCCGCTTACGGCGCAAAAGACACGGTTTACCAGGTCGTCAACCAATTTTTAAAACAACAGAACGAGCTTATTAAAGCTGACCATTTTGTAAAAACAGGAGCACCACAATGAATAAAACGACTCAACAACCAGAAGTCAAGCCAACTCGCCCAGTAGCACCGGAAGGCTTTGTGTATAACGCGGAAGGCAACCTTATCGCACAGTGCAACATTCCCGCTCATGAGCTGCGTAAAGATGCGTTCGTCACCAGTTTAGTTAAGCAGGTAAAAACGCATCAAAAACATCTTCAAGCCTTCAAAGAGAACCTGGTGAAAGCCTTTGAAGAGTTTCGCATTGAAATGCTAGAGAGCTACGGTACTAAACTGCATACCCGTGGAAATGGCGAGAACGTGTCGATGTTTAGCTTTGATGGTAAGTACAAAATCACCTACAAAACCGCCAAACTCAAAACTCTTGGCCCTGAGCATGATGCGGCTCGTCAATTGGCACGTGACTATTACAACAGCCAAAAAGACAAACTGCCGCATGATGTATTAATCGCGGTCCAAGACTTCTTTGTGAACGATGCCTCTATTGCGAACACCATTAGCTTTATAGGCAAGGACTTCCAAGACTCAAGCTTACGCAAGGCCCAGGAAGCTGCAAAAGATTCACTGTTGGTCATCGGTAGTAAGTCGTACTTTAACTTTTATGAACGCGATGATGAAGGTGAGTACCAACAAGTCCATTTAAACTTCAGCAAATTGTGAGGGAACCATCATGGATAAAGTGACCACTTTAATTGGGACTAGTGTAGCTGATGCTAAAGACTCACTGGAATGCATGCTTGCACGTAATCCTCAAGAAGCAAAAGTACTAGATCGTATAGTAAGCCAAGTATGAGATGTAGGAATATGACTCGTACCTCCATGCTAAGAACCATCGTCCGTAAAGCAGATAAACAGTTACTCGCAACGAGTAAATAAACCCAATAACTAACCCGTTAGATACAGGTAAGCGGCGCTCTATGCGACCCCGCTTTGGCTTCGCTTTGCCTGAATTTGGTGAATCCTCCATTAGCTTGCTTTTGTAAGTCAGTCCTGGACAGAAATGAGTCATACCTTTGTTCGTTGCACTGCCAATTAGAGTAGGTAAGTTAAGATTTAGACTAATGCAACGTAAGACCTACCTAAAAACTTTACTTTATCTATTCCTTTCATTAAATGTGAATCAAGTAGCATTAACTTAGGGGGGAATCACAAGGTATATTGAAACTCGTGTGTTATTATCTTTTTAATAAATATCAATAGACTATAGGGCTAAATAATGTTTCAAGAGCTATTGCAGAAGCACCTTGCGAGAGGTGTTTTAAGCAGAGGGCTGCTCTCTATCGATAGTGGAGCAATCGCTCTGGCTTCAGATCTTGGTCTGAAGAGGTCTGAAAATCAGGATAGAACGGCCGTAATGAAATTCCGCACTTCAACTGCTTTCTACACCCTTGTGGCGGTTGTTGATGGTATGGGTGGAATGAGAGATGGAGAAAAAGCTGCCGAGCTAGCGATTTCAACATTTTTCAGTTCTGTGTTGGAAACTGTACACCTAGGTTCTGAACACGCAATCACGCAAGCAACCCTAACTGCGAATAATGCTGTCTTCGCCTTTACCAATGGTAAGGGCGGAAGCACTCTATCTGCCATTCTACTGTGTAGCGACGACAAGAACATGACCGTTAATGTCGGGGACAGCCGAATTTATGCTAAAGATTCTGTCTTAAATAAAGTAATCAGGCTTTCCGTTGATGATTCATTAGCAGAAGCCGTCGGTGGAAGCGGAACTGAGCTACTTCAATTTATGGGAATGGGCGAAGGCATTAGACCTCACGTCGCTCCGTTAACATCAGAAATAAGCCAAGTCTACCTGACAACGGATGGTGTTCATTACATTGAGCCTCAAACTCTATCTGACATTGTAAAACATGCGGGAAGAGTTACTCAGGTTGTAGAGCGTTTGATCGCTACAGCGCGTTGGTGTGGAGGACCTGACAATGCATCTATCTGTGCTGTTGATTTGGAACTACTGAACTTTGAGGAGCACATAGATGATATAGCTGTAGTCCAAGTATCTGATCCGTTCACCTCTATGCAGTTTATTTGGGGTAATTCTCCGATTGAACAAAAAATAGCACCTGAAAACCAGACTCGTAACGAACCTCAAAGTGATGAGGTCCCTTCTAAGCAAGTAGATGAAACTGATAACACAGAGAACTTAACTTCGACCGATGAAGAGAAAGAGCAGCTTGATGAAGGAACGAAGGTTGAAATCAAAGAACGCCCGAAAAGAAAGGGACGTCAACCAAAAAAGAAAGTAGACAAGTCAGATTCAGAAGAAGAAATTCAAAATAAAATGACAATTTGCGATGACGTCAGTGACAAAAAAGGTGAGGTAAAGGATGATTCTTCCAAGTAGATATGAACTCAGTGGTACTAACGATACTGGTGGTATGGGAGACATCCTTTACTGTAAAGATAATCACTTACAACGTGATGTTGTAATCAAGTTATTGAAAGGTGATGCAGAGCAAAGACGATTGTTTGATGAGCAACGCTCTCTCATTCAGCTTCGCTCTAAACATGTAGTCCAACTGTACGATGTTGTTAACGCCGGCGAGCAAGTTGGACTGGTGCTAGAGTTCATTCAAGGTAACGATCTTGCCAACGGTGCTTATGGTACTGATATGGATGGGCTCGTAGAAACGCTTTGGCAAGTAGCTTGTGGTTTATCCGATATACATGAAGCAGGAATCATCCACCGAGATATCAAACCTAACAATATTCGTCGAGATGACTCTGATGTTATCAAGGTCTTCGATTTTGGTCTGGCCAGAAAACTTGATAGTGCTAAGACAAACAGCGTCATTGGTACTGTGGGATATATGGCACCTGAATTATGGCGAAATGGTGAAGTGGAATTTACCACTGCTGTTGATGTTTACGCCTTTGGTATCACTGCGATGGCTCTTGCTAATGCTAATGTTCCCCGAGAACTACTGGAGTACCCTCCCTTACCTTCAGGGCGAGGTTGGGTTCAAAATAGCTTACCCAGCCTAGATTCAGATATTGTGAACATCTTAGAACGATGCTTAGCCTACTCCCCTGCCGACAGACCAACAATCGCTGAGGTTGAGAAAGTACTGAGAAGACATCTTCTAAGAGATAAGCACAAAGGTCTTATGGTTATGGAGAGTCAAGTCAAAGAACTTAATAGCCAAAACCGACGAGCGAAAATTTCTTCTACTTACGGTACTAGCTTGAATGGTGAGATTACCATTGAATACGACGGCTATGACTTCAAGGTTGCAGCTCTTGGTGGTGATGTAACGGTAAACAATGATCAGGTAAATGTTGGGCATATTCTACCTGGTGCTTCTGTTATCACTCTTGGCACTCCAGCTAGAAGAGGCTTTGTTACCTTCGACATTTCAAACCCTGAGGTGGTTTCATGATTGTTCCTAATACTATTATCGCTGGTCGCTATGAAGTTCTTGAGCACATTGGTGCTGGTGGGATGCAAGATGTTTATCTTGCTGAAGACAAATTCCTCGGTGGTCAGGTTGCTTTGAAAACACCTCAGCCGGGACAAAAAACTCGTCGTTTCCAAGCTAGTGCGGTTATTGCAGGTAAGGTAAACCATCACAATGTAGCAAAAACACTAGATTACTTTGAAGAAGAGGGTAACGTTTATCTTGTAGAGGAATTCGTTAACGGTCAAACTCTTGAAGAAAAAATTGAGCAACGAGAATTTCTTGACCCTCACCTAGCAGCTAGAACATTACATTTGTTAGCTAAAGGTATTCGTGCGTCACACATTCAAGGTGTAATCCATCGAGATTTGAAGCCAAGTAACATCATGGTTGATTCCAGTGCTGGTGTCGAAGAACTGAAGATCACTGATTTTGGCATCGCTACTTTTACTGAAGAAGTATTTAACGAGGAAGCAGAATCAGGAGATATTACTCGTTCTACATCTGGCACAGTAAAAGGGGCTCTTCCATTTATGGCTCCAGAGATGATGTTCCGAAAAAAGGGAGACACCATTACGTGCGCATTAGACATATGGTCTATAGGCGCAATGATGTTCAAGCTGATGGCTGGTGAATATCCGTTCGGTGTTTTTCTTGAAGCAGCTGTTAACGTGAAAAATCAAGAGAGACTCGATTGGCCTGCATTTATGACTGCTAATGCTCAATTTCAACCTCTATGTCGAGAGCTTCAAAGCATTGTCGATAGCTGTCTAGAATATGATCCTACAAAACGCCCAACCGCAGATGACTTAGTGAGAAGGTGTCAGAACCTATGCTATCAAACATCTGAACGCCATGAAGCAACTGTGTATCGACTAATTCAAAACGGTTACAGTGGCTTTGCAGAAAGCCAGAGTCACGATGTTTTCTTTAGTGTTCATAGTCTTTATGGTGCTTCGAGAGTTCCTAATGGGAGCAAAATTTCATACTCGAAATTCCCGGGTCGCCCTAATGCCAGAGCTCATCCAGTAATTATCGAAAAGTAGAAATAAACGAGCCGCTGTCAAAGCGGCTCTTTTATATCATTGCGATTTCAGCATCATTATTTGCTACTGAAAAAATCACACTGCATGAACTAAATCTGCCATGTTTGTACCATTCCTTACTCTCCTTCAGCTACATTTCGTTAACTAACGTCAACTTTTTCTTACAAACGCTTCCAGATGCATAAACTATGAACAATGACTTATTGTGAGTGAGTAACGTTTATGGCTATATCTTCTGCTCGTATCGGGCGACCTAAAGTCGACAGCCCCAAATCTCAAGCTGATAGAACCTGCGATAGTCGCATGCGCAGCAAGGCATGAGAGCAAGTCGAACGTAAGTTTATCCTTGATATCGATAGGACTGAGTTATTTAATACACTATGTCAGGATGTCGGTTTCTCTACCAAAGAAAAATCTGAGTTCTTTACGGTTCTGTCACTTCGTGTTGCTAACAAAAATTGGTTGGATAAACCCTTCACTTTACCTATTGAGGAGGTATTATGAAAATGAAGATAAATCGTCATGCTTACTATGGTTTGGTGCACAAGGGCGTGAAAGCGCTGCTGAATGACCGTCTGGGGTTTTATGATGACGATGAGTATCGCAACTATTTAGGTATTCAAACGGGCCAAACAAGCTGTAAGAACTTGAGTGATGGTGTATTACGCCAGTTGGTAGAAGAATTAAAGCAGCAAGGCTATTTAGAGGACTCGCTCAAGTTTAAAAAACGCTTGGGTGGCAGCTCAGCCCGCCACCCATCCAGTAAACAATGGGCTAAACTTGCGGCTTTGGCAAAGTCAATGGGCTGGCAAGGATTGGATGACCCTGCATTGGATAGCTTTGTAAAGCGCACAGTGAAAGTCGAACGTGCTCGCTGGCTAACTCGTGACAATATTCGCTCTGTTATCGTAGGGCTTGAGCGTTGGCTTGCTCAAAAGGAGGGGTCATGTCGAGGCGAGTAAAGTTTCGGGCCGAGCCTCGCTATGAGGTGCTTAACCCTCGAACTCAAGAAGAGCTCGAGGCGCTATTACTTGAAATGTATCCGGATAACCGCATCGCAGCTATCGAGTTTCAAGCTACCCTGAATCAGATTGATAAAGCGATCATCAAAAGTGATTTGGGTATTCGTAATTGGTACACCCCTAAAGAGCTGGCCGAGTACCTATGGAGAAGGAGTAATTATCATGCCATCGAAACCGATCCGTATGCTTCCAGCCTATGAGGTGTTTAATAGCTGCACTCGCACCCAGCGCAACCACGTGCGAGATGGCTATTTCTTTGCCTCCAAACTGCAAACTTGGTTTGTGTTTGTCAAAGATAAAGGCGAAACCGCTAATGGCAAACCTAAGGAGCAGCTCAGTCTGTTTGGGTAGTGGGCGGTGATGAAAGAGTTTGAATGGCGCTTGCATCCAGTTTGGAGCAAGCGCCATTTTTATTGGTGTAACCGTAGAAAGTTCGGTTGCGCTCTATTTTACACGCGCACAATCGAAAGTAGGTTAGCCATACGGCATCACGACTGGCCGCTTCGCCATAAGTCAGCGGCTTTTGGTCAAACGGCTGCTCACACTCCACCAGGTCACCCACAGGTGGCGATTGGATAATATCTTGGTATTCATACTGAGTGACAATCTTAGTATCCTGACACCCAGCCAACAGGATAAGCGATAGGCTCAGCGCTGCATATTTCATGTTCAAGCTCCTTTTCCAATTGTTCGACTCGTGTTTTTAGCTGATGTCGAGCCTTGCGCTCTCGAGTCGACGCCTCGTCCGCGATTTTCTGCGCTTCACGCCTTTGGGTGGTTAATGTGGTGATGCGCTCAGCCAGTAAGTGGTTGGTGGTTTCCTGGCTGGTAATGGTCTCGCCTAGCACTTGGTTACTGGCCTTTAGCTCACTGGTGTAGTGGAAGAGCTTGTAGTTCACCAATAAACTTACGATGAGTATCGCGCAGCCTAACCAGAAAGCCGTGCGTTTGAGCTGGCTTAGAACACCCATGTTATTGCCATCCGTTCAGACAAATCGCCATCTCTTTATCTCGCCGTTTGGGGATACCTTCGCAACCACTGCCTTTAATGCGGCAGTCTTTCTTATTAACATAGACCCAACGCGGATATTGCAAGCAGGCCGCGCGATGGTTTCCTTGATTAAATGTCTTGAGTAAGGTCGAACGAGCAAAGTTGCCCGCGCCGAGGTTGAACACAAAACTCACCATCATGTCGTATTCCGCTTGGCTCGGCGTTCGTGTGAGATGCTGCTTCACCACACTCTCAGCACTGGCCACATCCTTAACAAAGTCGTGGGCGATTTGCTCATTCGTTGCCGTGTCACCTGGCTTCACCCCTTGAGTATGCCCAAGACCGAGAGTCCAAGTATTGGCACTGCATTGGTAGGCTTGAGCGCGGCAACCTTCTTCATTCGCAATATGACGCAGACCACGTTCACTAACACTCAATGCGTCGTCGATGTTAAACACAATGGCCAATACGGCCATGATGGAGCACATCAAGGCTTTCGTTGCTTTAGTTTTCAAACTCATGAGGTTTCCTCCGACTCCATTTGGGTGCCATGACCGGCTTTCAGGCGCGCCAACTTGGCTTTATTAAGCTGAGTGGCCACCGCATAATGTCGAATGGCCATACAACCCGAGATAATGCCCACCGTAACCGCAACTAGTTGTGCGATATCATTGACGCCAAAACTGACGATCGTGGCCATGACAGACGTGCCGACTTTCTTTAGACCCGCTAAGTCTGTTAGGGACATCAAGATGGCTTTCATTCCCGTTTCACTCATTGGCTTTTTCTCTCTTATTGTGGTTATTCAAATGTTTGTTGACTACTTTCAGTGATGATCTCAAAGGTGACGGCCGTTAGGGTGATCAGCGGCCTTTGTTTTTGGGTCACCGGTTTCGTCTCTGTAATGACTTGACCATCGCTGCCAGTCACCGCCCCTTTAGCGAGGTACACCCCTTCAATACGTTGGGCCAGCGACGTTAAGGCCGCAGGCACTATGTCGCGTCCGTGCTGCGTCTTCCACGTATTAATGACGGCTTCAATGTTGGTTTTTGCCGTCATTTGAATGGACTCAGCCAGTGAGGCGTAGTCACTGAAGATCTGCAGGTGAAAGCTGGCCGTTGCCCTGACATCCGTTGCATCCACCACGCGCACCAAATCCCCCATAGGCACTCGCTTATCCCCTGAGCACTCTGACTTAATCAAGTCTTTGATGGCTTGGTTGGGGAGCGAGCCATCTTGCAAAATGGCACTGATTTCAATTTCATTCGGGGCCGGAGTCCAAACCGACACGTTCTTAATTGATGAACTGCTTGAGCGAGCAAAGTACTCATACGCCTCGTACGGCCCAGCCACACTGAACTTTGACGGCGAAATATAGATTCGATAGGCAAAATCATCATCATCCTCAACCTCAGAGCCGCCTTGTGTCGCTTCGGTATTGGTCACACTTTCAAGCGCATCCAATGGCGCAACGGCTTGATTGATTTGTCCGGCTAAAAAACCATTCCCCTGAAGGCCAGCGTCGACGCACTCGACGTTGGTATTAATACTCTGCGTGCCCGCACTGACCACCACTTCTTCCAATGTTTCAAACAGGGTTTGGTTATCCACGGCAATCACTTGATAGCCCTTAGCAATGACAAAGCCAGTATGAGGGGTAAAGGTAAAAGCCATTACCGTACGGGCCTTTGAGGCAGGCAACCGTTCGGTTTCAGTGAGCAGTCCAAGGTTGTCTAAACGCTCTTTTTCTGCAAACGGCAGCAAGTTCTGTTTGCTTTCGTAGTTAATGAGCGCTTTGAGCTCGTTCTTCTCATACGCGATTTGCTCAAGATGAAACGTTTCTGGATCGTTGATGCCAGGATAGTGCCCTGTGCCTAGTTGGTAACGCTGCTTGAGGCTGACAAGGTCGGCGTCATAATTCACCTCGACCAGTTGCGGCTCTGGGATATTAGGGAATCGATTGGTCATATCAGTTCGCTCTTGCTAGTTGCGCGCTGGCGGTCCACGAACGCCCACTAATGGAGGTCGTCACGGTGGTAGGTTTCCAGCGGTTTGGCACGTTGCCAAAGTTTAAAAATTCAATCGAATGCGCGGTGGTTAACATGATATTGGTCACTGACATGCGTCCTTTCGCGCCTTGTTTCCCGTCTGCGCCGTTTTGTAAATAGGACTCGGCGTAAGCTCTGGCGTCTGCCATGGATTTCACGTTGTCGATGTTGTGCAGCATCTTCACTCGATCGCCCGTCGCGGTGGCATCCCCTGCGCGATAACTAAAAAGCTGCTGGGCTTGTTGGTCATAACCATTGACTTCGACCGCTACGTACTTTGAACGAGCGCTATCGGGTAAATTGAGAGCGGTGAGAATGTCTCGGTTTAAGGTGTCAATTTGAATCACGTCGTCTTTAAAGTTGCCCATCACAAGGTTCTTGCCTTTGATGGCCATCGGCACACTGGTTTGCTCTGACAATCGAGTTAAGAATGCAGGGGTGGTTTCATCTCGCTGCTCAATGCGAGCAAATTGAAAGTCAGGCGTATCAGGCGCTTTGATAAACGATAGGCCGCTCTCTTTTGCCCAAGACTGTGCAACGCGCTCAAACGTGACATTCTCTTGTACCAAGCACTGCTGATTGTCGATAAAACCTCGCTTGATGGTTGGCGGCTTGGCGTTTGCACCGACCATCACATCATCAGGCCCAATCTTGAAGGACACTTCATCAATACTGAACTCTCCCCACAACCACTCGTGACGCTGACCGCTTTCATCTAACCAGCCAATGCCTGGCGTTAAGGTGTCCCCTTTGGTGGGATACCAGGCCTGACAAAAACGGCGGTCTTTGTTAAACAAAGTGAGAGACAAGGTATCTGTACCGGTTTGTTTGCTTTCCATGACGTCGGTATAGGTCATTGACTTCACGTAACGGCTAAGCTCTGCGGTCACATCCTTTCCCGCCCAGTGCAAAATGGCAAATGGACGGATAAGCCCTGTTGCGGTTATACCCATGGTGGCGTTTCCACGGTGACTGTGTTCACCACTTTCACCGCAGGGATGTTGACGGTTTCCCCTCCGCTAAAGGTAAAGCTGGTCATGGCTCGGGTCAGCTCACGGTTGGCATCAAATAGCGCATCGACTAAGGTTTGATTGGTGACGCGATAGGCGCGATAACAAAGCTGCTCCCAGCGCTCGCTCTGGCGTGCAATTAAGGTGTTCATGAACGCACTTCCACAATGTCCAGTTGATAGTCCACACTGGTCACCACGCCACTAGGCAGCGTTTGAATATTGGTGCGGGTGATTTTACGAATACAAAACTGCCCATGCACCACTGAGCCCACGACCAAAGCGCGAGGCACGCCATTTTCGCCCATTAATTCGAGCCGCTTGGTCATCTTTGTGATGTCGACAAAGTGATTATTAAAGGTCAGCTCCAATGAGGCGGTGTGCTCATCTTCACCCATATTCTGGTGCGCGGGATAACCGTTAATGAGATCTTGTTTGTTGATCTTAAAAGTGCGCGAGTCGCTAATTTTGTTTGGCGTGAAGCGCCCCTTAAAGACTAAATCACCAAAGCCGCCCCACTGGGAATAATTCGTTGTTTGTTCTGTCATCTATGATTCCTCATTACTGATGGTGTGCTCTTACCCGTGAGAAGGCTCTTGGCGGTGATCTCAGTCACATCAGGGTTGGTAAAATGTTTGTGTACGGTGAGCACCAATGTGGCTTGCCAATCTTCGCGCCAAGTAAATAGATCGTCTTTGGGGTCAAAGTCATCGTTTTGTTTTGGCTCACTCCAGCCGGATGATGTTTTTCGAGCATCGGAAATCTCCGCATCGCCCACGACCGTCAGCCGCTCACAGAATTCACCAAAGCCAGCAGGCAAATCTTCACCAATGTCTTTTAAAACAATCAAGTCATGGGTGAGATAATCGGTCATGCGCAAATTGAGTTGTATCTGCTGACTAGATAAAAAGCACTGTGTGTTCCCTCCGCTGACTCTGGCTGAAATCACCACATCAAGGAGCATTTCATAAGGGATGTAGGAGCCTTGTGTCGTCAGTGGCAGTCGATTCAACGCGCGGATACCATTGAACAGGACGCGCACTTCTTTTCTGGTCACTGCATTGGAGGGTTCAACCACCACCTGCATACCGAGTGAGGTTTCCAGTGCTTTTTCTAATGCTCGAATCACTTTCATTGGGTTGCTGCCTTTAACTGCTCTAATGCCATCTCTTGCTGCGCTTGCTGCTGCTCGGGACTTAAATACATGAACTCACGACTGGAGACTTTGATTTGCGGCGTTCGGATATACAGCACATAGAACACGCCTTTCTCTGCGCCTTTGTTGTTTCGGTTGGCTTTGGTCTTCACCTTTTGACCAAAAGCCTTACCACCCAAAGGCGCTCGTCCCATGATGGAATGAGGACGGTAGAAAATCTTCCAGCCTTGACGCTCTAATCCTTCCAAGGTTTTACGCACCCCATACACCTCTGAGCGTTTCTTTACCTGCTTGTTGACCGGTATGGCGAGCTGTTTGGCTTTCTTGGCTTTAATCACGCCGCCATTGTTAATCAGTGGCGCATGCGCTTTGTTGGTGCCTATACGGTATTCATCTTGGCCAGCCTGATACGTTAATGACGCGTAGGTTTCGCCTGTATCAAATAGGGGTTTAGCCCCTGCGTTCTTGGTGTTTTTAGTTAGCGGAGCATTGGGCTTAAACGTGCCGTTTTTCATGTTGTCGCGCACACACTGCAAGCCAAAGGGAGCCAACGTCTCGGGTAGTCCCTCAATCGCTTGGGTGGTGTTGTGCAGTGCATCGAGAAACCCTTTCATCGCTGATACGCTCCATTGAACGGTGTTTGAACCAGGCTTAAATTCTGCCTTTTATTTAGCGGCCATCTGCCGAACGGAAGTTAATCAACCCTTCGGGGGATAAGCTGCACGCTCACTAGAACAATAAGAAGGACACCCCATGGCCCCACGCTCAAAGGTGGAATTGCACGGGCTGCTTGAGCGCGTCATTGAGATGTACACCGTGGACAAAATGAAGCTGGACGATATCGCGGAGACGCTTAAAGAAGACGGCTTTGATATTTCACGTTCGTCAGTGCACCGTGTACTTCGCAGTAATCAGGAATTGATTGAAGAGCAGCGTCTGGTTCAAGAGCAGGCAGAGGTCTTTTTAAAGGAGTTCAAAGACAGCCCCAACACCGATATCTCAGAGCTGAACTTACAAATCATGCAGCGCTACATGTTCAAAGTATTGCGTGAATTGGAGTTTGGCCCTGAGTCATTTAAAGATCCGAACAAGCTGGCTAACTTATTAGCGCGACTATCGGATGCACAGGTGAACCTTGACCGATTGAAAGTTGAGTTTCGTAAAGGGGTCGATGCGGCAAAGGCCGAGTTTGAAAGTCAGCTTACCGATATACTCAAAGAGACGCGCCCCGAGCTCTTGCTTGAGCTGGTCAGCATCATTCAGACAATTCGTGTCGACCAAAAAACGAAACGAGGCCGTCGATGAGCGGCCTCTTTGGTGGGTTGTCCGATGCGGATTTAGAGAACATTCGAGACAGTGCGCATATCGCCGCTGAGGACAAATGCGCCCCGAAGAAGACCCAAGCCCAAGCGCGGCGTGATTTAGCACAAAAACAAAAAGAAGAAAAGGCGCGTCAAAAGCGCCGCGCCAAATCTAAACGTGACTTTGCGTACTTCTGTCAGACCTATATGCCGGATGCGTTCACACTTGAGTTCAGTGAATACCAGCTCGCACTGACTCGCCTGGCCGCCAATCGAAATTTAAATCATCAAGACGAGGCGCTATTCAAAGCACTCATTGACCCGCGCGACCACGGTTTTATCAAACAGCCGCTTGCGCTTGAAAACGGCAAGCGTGGTGAGTATGAGGGCATTCTCGACATCGAACCACGCGACCACGGTAAAACCACCCGTAATACTCAGGCCATGCCTTTATGGCTGGCGCTTAATCATCCTGGTTCATTCATTGTGATTTGTGGTGCGTCTGCCGATAGCGCCAAAGAGATGATGGATGCCATCAAAGATGACTTAGAAGATAACGAGCTGATTCTGGATGACTATGGGGAGCAGCGAGGTAACACCTGGACGAAACGCAAAATCAAACTAGCCAATGGCTCTTCCATCGTGGCGGTCGGTCGTGGGCAGCGGCTGCGTGGTATTAAGAACAAGTACCAACGTCCGACTCACATTATCTGTGATGACTTGCTCGATGACAAAGAGGTGGAATCGCCGACACTGCGTCGTCAGGCGGAGCGCTGGTTTAAACGCGTTATTATGAACCTGGGCAAAGGGGCGCTGACCATCATCGCCAACACCATCATGCACCCAGACGATTTACCGTCACGTCTCCTTAAACAAATTGAAGATGGCCGTTTGCCTAACTGGTTGGGGCTGCGTTTCAGTGCCATTACCCCGTCGGGGCATTCCTTATTTCCAGCACGTTGGAGTTTGCAAGAGTTAGACAATAAACGCATCGCGTCAGGCAGTGCTTGGTGGACGGAATGGATGAACCGTCCTATCGCCGATGAAGATGCCGACTTTAAGGAAGAGTGGTTTGTCTACTTCAAACCCTATGAATTGGATCTTCGAGATTGCACCATTGGTATGGCGATTGACCCTGCTACGGGCCTTAAAAAAGGCGACTGGTCCTTTATTGCCGTGGTGGCTCGACACAAAATTACCATGGTGGATCATGTGTTGTTTGCCAAAGGTTGGAAAGAGTCCGACCTTAAGTTCGCCCAGCGCATTGTGGATGTGTTTCGACAACACAGGCCATCCTTCGTGATGTTCGAAACCGTTGCGTTCCAGAAGATTTACAAAAAAGAAGTGATGCGTTACGCCAAGAAGAAAGGCGTGCGCCTTCCGGTTCGAGAGTTCAAAGGGGGCAATAAGCAAGTGCGTATCAAGTCGCTCTCGTCACAGGTCGAGAACGGACTTATCCAATTCTTAGAGACTCAGACGCTGCTTCGTCAAATGTTTTTAGAGTTCCCTCGTGGCCATGATGATGGCCCTGATGCGGTAGAGATGGCTATTAGTGGGTTCGAGTCTGGCTTTGTGGGCGGCGCAACGCCACAAGCGCCCAAGTCAATCAGTAGCGCCGCGAAAGCGCTCTCACGCTTTGGCAGTGGTGCTTTGCGACGAATGATGCGTTAGGAGTTTCTATGTTCAACAAACTCGCAGAGATTAAAACTAAACTCAGCGATGTGCTCTCTATGCTGCGCAAGCTGGTGTGCATTGGCAAGGTGAGTAAGGTGGATGCCGAGCTGAGGCGCGTTAAGGTGACGTTTCCTGGACTACGTTACCCTGAGTCAGATTGGTTGCCTGTGCTGGGGCTACGAAGTAAGAGCGTCAGTATTTCGTGCAACCTTGAGCCAGGTGAACAGGTGCTGTGCCTGTTCATCCCCAGCGGTTCAATGATGTCTGGTTTTGTGCTTGGCTCGATGGCAAACAAATCAGCAAAGCCCTATATCGCGAATGTCGATAAGTTTGGGGTTCAGTTTAAAGACGGCACATTGCTTGAGTACGACCAGTCCACCCAAACGGGCGTACTAAAGATTGGCGGTGGAACCCCTGCCATTACCGTCAATACAGAAAAGGTATTGATTGACGCTGAGCTGGAAGTCACAGGTGCGACCTCGCTCAATGACACCCTCAAGGTCGTAAAAGCGACGACCATGATGGATACGTTAACGGGAATGAAAACTGCCACCTTTACTGGTTTAGTGGGCGCAGCAGGTTACGGCAGCACCAGTGGTGGCGCAGCCGTGATGAGCAGCGGTGCCACCATGAAAGGCTCAGTGACCATCAATGGTGTTACGGTCGCCGTGATTAGCCATAACCACAATGACGCAGAAGGCAGACCAACGTCCACCGCAAACCAATAAATGACAAAACGCCCTCAGAGCGATTCTGAGGGCGCTTAATTTCTATCTGGTGTGAATGTTCAAATAATTTTATTCAAACTCATTCAAACCGGATTTCAAACGAATTCAAACGGGGTACGCATGACCTACTCACTCAAATTTGCAGGAAGCGGACGAAACACTGATTTGGTGGCCGATATCAAGCAGTCACTTTTTATGATTGTGTACACAGGCAAAGGCGAACGTATTTATATGCAGGATTACGCCGCGGATGCATTAGAGTACATTGATAAGCCTCAATGGGAAGTGCAAGGGTTGAAAGTGTCCATTGCTGAATCGGTGGCCAAGTATGAGCCTCGAGTCAAACTCGATAGTATTGTGGTCACTCAAACCGATTTGCCACAAGGCATTATTGGCATTAAGCTTTCTTGCCAAATCCTCGCCACAGGGCAAAGTGACGTGTTCGATTTTACTAACGCTTAAGCCTGCCGAACGGAAATTATCCTCCAATAATCTCAGATACTGACTCCACTGATGAACAGGAGACAGTATCCATGGCCGAATTACTTCACGGCATCCGAACTATCGAATCGCTCACAGGTCCCATTTCGGTCATCGAAGTGTCGTCCAGTGTGATTGGTGTGTTTGGCACCTCTGAGTTGGCTGAGCCATTAAAGCTCTACCACACCACCAATTACAATGACGCGAAGAAGGCCTTCGGTGAAGGCTCGCTCGCCAATGCCATTCGTCGCGTTCACAGCTATGTACCAAGCAACTCCATTCTATCTATCCCTTTAGGTAAGGACAGCGACTTCCCTGACATTGAAACACCTGCGGTCTCTGGCGTCACGATGAGCACATCCAGTGTCTCTATTTATATTAATGATGGCGCAAGCTTGCCTGTCACGATTTTAAACCCTCACGCTTGTCGTATTGCATACAGCTCGGACAATGATCTCATTGCTACCGTGGATGCTGATACGGGCGTGGTAACACCAGTGAAAGCGGGGGTTGCTAACATCACCGCTTTGGTCACCTTTAATGATGGTGAGAATGACGTAGATGAAGCCCATGTCTATGGGGTGGCGGTGGCGCAAATCAATCCAAACGCAGGCAAGACCATGAGTCCAGCGACGCTGGGGGATTCTGTTGCGACAGCGTTTCTAGGCGCAGACTCTCAGCCGAACGCGTTAATCAATCCGTACGAACAAACCGCTGTTTGGTCAATTGATGATGAAGCCCTTGCCTTGGTCGATAGTGGTGATGGCACGATCACCCCACTTTCAGAAGGTCAAACCGTCGTCACCGTGACACTCGCCCCTAAGAGCAATGTCCGCTACATCAATGATAATGACGTTGAAGTCGTGATTGGCGATGTGGCAGGCCTTGAACTGACTTACGTGCTCACGGTGTCTCGTGTGACGGATGCACTGTTGGCGACATTTATGGAAGCACTGCCGCTATTGCGTAAAGCGAAACAGAGCTACGGCTTCTCATCCAAAATCAATATGGCTCCAGGCATCTTACATAAAGAAGGCGCGATGGGACTTGCGGTTGCGGCGGTCAATACTATCCGTGGCATTTGGGTGGGAGATATGCCGGAGCATATTTCAACACCCACTGAGGCGTACGCTTGGAAGAAAAAATACACCTCACAACGAGCGTATGTCGGCTGGCCACGTCCAAAAGTATTAGATACCGACGGCGCAACGGTGGTCGATTGGTACGCGCCAAGTCTGTGTGGCCTCCTTGCTCAGGTAGACCGCAACCAAACCGAGCAGAACATTGTGCCGGAAACCGGTTACTGGTGCTCGCCATCAAACTACGTCATGGCCGATGTGATTGGCCCTTCCATTGAGCTCGATTACATCCCAAGCGATCCATCGTGTGATGTGAACTACTTAAACGTGAACGGCATTGCCACGCTGATGAACCATGGCGGTTGGAAGAACTTTGGTAACTACTCCACCGCGTTCCCAACCAAGAGCGATTACCTGTCATTTATTTCAGTTCGCCGCACAGCCGACATTCTAGAAGAAAGCATTGAGGACGCCACTCGTCAGTTCTTAGACTTTCCGATGTTCACCAGCCCAACTGACATTGCTAATACGACCTGTGGCCGCGTGAAAGATACGGTGAACGATTATCTTCGCTCGAAAGAAGGCACCGCGTTGGTGTACAGCAATGTGTCAATTGATGCTGGTGATAACCCACTCACCAATCTGATGAAAGGCAAAATTAAGTACCGCTATCGAATGACACCGCCTGTCCCTATGCAGAGTGTGGAATTTGAAGCTGAAATTTACGTTGAAGGGTTGGAAAGCGCCTTTAACAAACTGATTGCGTGAGGTAAGTCATGGCAGAGAAAAGTGTGGTCTGGCGAGACCAGATGGCGTTCATTAATGAAACCCAATACGTCGGACGCGTAAAAAACGCCAGCAGCGACCTACAACGCAAGATGGCCACGGTGGGTGGCTTAGGTGGTCTGGGTGATGTCGAAGTGCCAACTGGCAAGTACGAAGCCCCAACGGCAACGGTGGAGTTTCAATCGGTGGCGCTTGGCGATGTGGCTCAGCTGACCAATAACGATGGGTGGATCAAGCTGCGCCTAACGGGACAAGTACGCATGTTGGATTCCGAAACAGGGACCAAGATTATTGATGCGGGTATTACTCGTATTCATGGGTTTGTGAAAAACCCACCGGTTCCTGGTTATAACGATGAAGGTTCGCCGTACACCGCCAACATTGCTGTGCATTTTATTGAGATCAGCAATACCTCTGGACGCGTATTCATGCTCGACATGCAAACCGGTGCGAAATATCCACCGGATGCACCTGGGCAATTTGGTATCACCGTGACCTTGTAAGGAGTCGATATGCGAATTCGTAAGTTAGAAATTGTGGCGGATGGCATTCAAAAAAATGGTCAGCCCGTCACGAAAGCGCAGCTCGAATCGGTGGTTCGCCATTATAAATCGGACGCCCGCCCTCCCGTGACCCCAGGTCACCCAACCAAAGGCAGCGATCAGATTGCCGCGTTGGGGCGAGCGTCCAACCTCAGAACGGAAGCTGGCAGTGGCGATAAAAGCGGAAAAACCGTCCTTGTGGGTGAGGTCATTTATACCCCCGAGATGGAAACACTGGAAGACTCGGGCAAGTTTGAAGGTTTCAGTGCTGGCATCCATCCAGTACCGGATAAAGAGGGTGAGTGGTACATGCACCATCTTGCCTTCTTAGGGCAGCTTCCTCCGGCGGCGGACACGAAAACCCGTGATGTGGTGGATCTCAGCGATAGTGACTTTTGTGATGACGCTATCTATCTCAGTGCAGATGTCGGTACTCAACCTGGCTCTGATGACAATGAAACAGGAATAACCATGAAGAAAGACGAACTCAAAACGCTGCTTGGCGATGTCGTTAAAGAGCAGCTTGACGGTATGGGGATTAAACCCAATACGCCGCCAGTGAAAAAAGACGGTGAGCAAAGCAAAGATGGAGAGCCGACTAAGACCGATGACGACAAATCAAACGTTGCGGTTGCTGCGATGCAAGAAACGTTGGCAGGCGATCGTAAGGAAACACTGACTGAACTTGCGGACTCGCGTGAAATGAGCGACGAGCTTCGCAAGAGTGTGAAAATCATGATTGAAGGTGCTTCGTCGATTGAACTTTGTGCATCCGGCGACGGTAATCGTTACAGCCAGCTCAAAGGTATGCTGACTGCGATGCCTGAAAAGAGCGCGACCCCACCTAAAAAGTCAGCGTGGGATGCATTGACTCAAAATCTAGAGCTTGCCGATGGAGGCAATGCTCAAAAAGATAACTTTGATCCGGAGGGTTGGTAATGGAATTTGGAATGAAAACCACCATCAAGGGCGCGCCCGCTATTGTCGGCAGTTATACCGGTGGCAACGTCATCCAACAAATGATGGTCAATGGCATCACCGATTTAGAACCTGGTCATGCCGTGGTGATCACTGATGGTGTGATCACTGGCCGTTGGGACGGCTCCCCGTTGATCACCGTTCAAGATGATGGCGCTGGCAACCTTACCGTCACTCAAGTGACGCTAGGGGTAGTCACCACCAAACAAATGAAAGGTGATGGCTCTGTTTCAGTACTTCGCCTTGGCGCGTACCTTCGCGACCGTGTGGTGCTTGCTGATGACTCTGCGCTCACCGCCGCGAATGAATTTACGCTTTCTTGCGTTCAACTCTTTGCAGAAGGAGCCTGGTTATGAGTCCCCTAGAGCAACAAAAAGCCAAACAAGATGGTGTCTTTTCTAAAGCGCTGCGTGACGCGTCGAATGCCTTTGTTCAAATGGGCGCTCATCCACGCACATTGCTGCACCATTCACGCCGTAACGATTTGATTGAGCAAGCCATCGCGAAGCTTCAGCTCTTAAAGCGTGAAGGGGAGGCTTACCATCAATTAGGTCAACCGATTGTGGAAGCAAAGTTAAAAGCGGATGTAGAAAATAATTCAGACGATAACTTAAAGCTTGAGCCTGTCGGTTTTCGTAAAGTGGATGACTCACCGGTTGTGTACTCAGAGCTTGGCGTTGATGTGCAAAGCGGTGGTTTGAATCTTGTTCTCAATAACCCTTACGAGCAAATCGTAAAGTACACCTCTAGTGATGAAGCCGTGGCCACCGTCGATGAAAAATCAGGACTTATCACTCCTGTTAGTGATGGTGAAGTAACGATTCATGTTGCCCTAACGAAAAAAGGGGAATACCCACGCGTCGAAGATAGCGTTGGCTTAGTGATTGCGGATGAGCCAAAAGAAGACTCAGAGCCATCCCCCGATGGTGAAGCGCAATCAGGCAACAACGTTCCTGAGTCAGGCTCAGACCAATAACCCCACCCATTAATGCGTGCCGCTGTTCAATCAGCGGCTATAAAGAGAACAAAGCATGGATATTATTGATATTTTACGCAGTCTGTTAGCTCCTCAAGAGTGGGCAGAGCTGCTAAACAACTACAAAAAGCGCAAGCCAGTGCCAATGCGTATTCGCAAGAAGGTGTTTGGGGAGGCGGTGTTTTACCCAAGCGTGCGCATCCCCTGGAATGTGCTCAAAGAGACTCTGTCTAACATTCCGGTGGTACGTCGTGGCACGAAAGCGTATCAGCTTGGTGGCAATGACTTAGAAACTCTATCTATCGAGCCACAGGGTTTTTCGACGGTATCGCATGTGTCAGCGGCGGAGCTGAACAACCTTAAGGCATTAGGTTTAAAGAACATTAAAAAGTTTTTTGAAATGCTTCAGTTTGGTGTGATGCGCAAGATTGAAGTCTCAACTGAAGCGCTGTGTGCTCAATCGCTGACAGGTAAGATTGCCTACCCAATGAAAACCGCAGACGGCGCAATGGAATTGTTTGAAGTGGATTTTGGGGAAACACTTCGCTACAACTTTAATCGCTCACTGAAAGCCACAGACGCCACCATCGAACAAGTGTACACCGCCTTGCAAGAGATGGATGAAGCCATTCAAGCGAAAGGTTATGGCGCAAATTTGGAAGTATTGAGTGGTAAAACGTTGTTTGCTCGCATTGTCACCTTAGCAGGGAAAAATAAATCCAACGTGCTCGATGTGAAAGTCAGCAAGGGTCAAGTTAATGTAGGCGGCTACCTCATTAATCTTGAAAATGGTTCATACGAAACCATGGTAGGCGGTACGAAAACCCGCGTAAAAACCGTTGATGATGACAAGATGGTGATGATTGACCTTGAGGCAGGCCACACACCGTACTATGCCGCGCTCGATGATTTGGACGCAGGCCTTCAGGCCTTACCTTTCTTCTCGAAAGTAAAGAAAGTCGACGATCCAAGTGGCGCGGATGTGTACACCATGTCAAAGCCTTTGCCTGCGGTTGTCGTGGATGCCATCTGCTGGGCCGATGACGCACTGAAGTAAGGAGTGATAATGGCTATTACCCTTACCGAGTTAAGAGCGATGGTCACCATCCAGGGAGTATCGAGCTCCCTGGATGAGCAAATCTACCACTCCTTAACTTACAACGATGAGAACAACGCTCAAACTGCTTGTCAATCAGCCGCGCGTTGGTGCTATGCCTATCTTGGTCAAAAGAATGCCTTGTCTCGCCTTTATAGCGAGGATGACAAAGAAGTGTTGGCTGAAGGCATGACTCAAAGGGCGATTTACGAGTTAGGTGAAATTAGCGAGTTTGATTTTGATGATCGCAAAGACGAAGCGCTCGCATTAATCAACGCCTTGCTTGGCCTTAACCATGGCACTGAAAGCGGTGCTCAATACACAGGAGCTGCGATTGCCCGTGATCAAGAATCTCACATTATCGTCCCTTATCGCTCGGCTTCCCACCGACGTTATCGTTAATCACTACCCATTACCAGCAGAGCTCGGCAACGCTCGCTACCAAAGCAGCAACTACTATTTTGGGGCCATTCGCGCCATGCTGCTCGATGAAGAGGTCGCATCAAGCATTGAAATGCGTCATGCCACGGCCATGACGGTGCCCTACGTGATGGAAGGCTCAGCCAGTGACATCGAGTTTTACAACGAGGTGATGGCAGACTTTGATTTAGAAATGTTGATGGAGCAGATGTTAAGCGCGACGGAATTTGGTTTTATGCCAGTGGAGCTTATCTGGGAGAAAGTCGGCTCACAGCTTTGCCTCACCCACTCAGAGCCCAAACGCCCTGAAGACTTCCGCCTATTAAAGGATGGTACCTTAGTGTACAGCGCTGTGGATTACACAGCGAAAACGCCTGTGGCAGGGAAAGTCATTCCCGTGCTGCGCAATGCGACCACTGAGCGTCCATACGGCGAAACTATCTTAGAGTCAGTGTGGCCTATTTGGCAAAGTAAGTGGATCAGCTGGGCCAACATCGAGCGCCTTGGTGAGAAGTACGCGATCCCAACGGCGATTGCTCTGGCTGAAAATGCCAATGGCGGGGATGACGTACAAGCGATTGCCAACTCGTTAGCCCCTGTGATGAACGGAGATGCGGTGGCACTCTCTGGTGTAAAAGAAATCGTCACCCTTGATGCCAACGGTAAGGTGGATGAACTGCTTCGAACCATTGAATACATTGATAACAAAATCGCCAAGCGCATCACCGGTCAAACCTTGACAAACGGCAATCAAAAATACGGCTCTCGGTCATTGGGTGAAGTCCATGAAAGAGCGGGCATGCGTGTCTCCAAACGCGATGCTCGCCTGGTGCATAAGACGCTTAACGATACGCTGCTTAAATGGATTTTCTTAGCCAATGGTCGTGAAGGCAGCCTCAAAATTCGAGTGGATGAGGACGCTTATAAAGAGTTGGTGAACAACATTGTCGACAGCCCCTCTTCCCGTCGTGAATCCACGTATCTTTCAGATGCACCAGGAAAGCATTTATGTCTGCTTTAAAGAGTCTTGATAAAAAAGAGACCGATAACCTCACTAAATTACAGCGCCTCGAAGATGAGGCGCTTTCATTAACCGTCAAAAGCCTTTCAAACGAACTGGAAGCCGCGTTCAAAGTGTATTCAAACCCAGGCGATATCGATATCACCCAAGTGACAACGCAATACACCAACATCTATGCCGCTTCGATGATGGTGAGCTGGCTGCTGGGCCAAGCGCATATCCATAATGCGATCAATGATGCCAGCGATAAACCTATCGAACTCACTTGCGCGCCGATTTATCTTGCCGTGGATGAGGTGCCTTTTCAGGAAGCGATTGATTCACTCAAAGCCATGATACCGACCGATACCAAAGCGTATCATCAAATGGAAGCGGCGATGAAGCTGCGCGCCTTTACGGTCGCGAACGTCTCCAGTATTGATGCGGTCAATCGCGTCAAAAAACGTTATGAAGACGCATTAGAAAGTGGAGCATCACGCTCTGAAACCTTAGGTAGCATCCGTCAACTTCTTGAGCAAGAAGGACTCTCTCAGGTCAATCCTTATTGGTTAGAGTTGCATTATCGCAACAATATGATGACCGCATATAACTCAGGCCGTTGGACTCAGATTGCCTATAACGACTTGGTGGAGTTTCTGGTTTATTCGTCGGTGCTCGATTCAGGCACCACAGAACTGTGCAGAAAGCTCGATGGCGTGATTAAGCCCAAAGACGATCCATTTTGGGAAAGTTTTTACCCGCCCAACCACCATAAGTGCCGTGCGACCGTGTCAGTGTTGTCACGCAAGCAATATGAAGCACTACCCGCATCGATGCGACAGGCCTCAGCCGAAGTCAGTGGCACAGCCTTGGATAAGGATGCGACCACTGGCAAAGAGCATCAGTTTACTAGCTCGCCATTAGTATCAATGAAAACGCTGCCAGCATCGATGATGGAGCGGGCGCAAAAATATGGACTGACCCAAAGCATTCTCAATTACTCTCACGCACAAAGTAAACGCGTCTTGAAAGAGCAAGCAGAAGCTGTCGCTAAACAAGGTTTATCTGCGACCACACTCAATAACGCGATAAAGCAATCGCCAGAGCTAGAGCCGTTTCGAGAGATGATACAAGACAAATTGCTTGCCGCCCCTGATGACGTGTTATTGGCTTTTGATGAGCTGGAAAGTGGTGAATTTTTACCTAGTGTGCAGTTTGTGCTTGAGTTAAACGATTCACTCAGAGGCGTAGCGTTTGCGAGTGCGTATGGCAATGCACGGGTCTACCGAGTAAGCGCTATCGCTCAGCAAGTGCTTTCCAAACAGATGTTTATCGAAGTGCGATAACAACCTTTCATTTTAATTATTTCAATAGCTTGATTTAAAGACAGGACGACCGCATAACAATTGATAATATCAGTCAAATACTTTTAATCATTATGAAAATCACAAAAGACTTTGATTACTATCGAACACTACACCAAACCATAACGCATGCTTTGCTTCATTTGTTGTTCCAAGTATCGACCAGCTCGCGTTTCGTGCCCATTGCAAAGCGTAATGAAATTTTATTGAAATATCTGAAACCCAAAATGAAGAATAAGGCTTACGCTGCGATTAAAAAAGACATTCGCTTAATGGTTCAAACGGCTCGAACAAAAGGAGGAAATCTTGAAATGAAGCTCTATCAACTTAATGAAAAAGCTAAAAAGATCAAGATCGCTGGGGCGGAGAAATTGTATTCACTGCTCGTGTATTTATATGATGAAGAAGGTATTGAGTCGAGGCTTTTAGAGGAAGGAACCGAGGCAGAACCTAATGTTTTGTATCTGTTAGAAGAACACATTGAACATGGTTTTGACAATATGACACAGATCACCCCTCTGTCTATGTTCATTCAACATGAGCGAGCTTATGACCTCATTGACAGCATTCATCGACATGGTTTGTTTATCGCAGAAATGAAAGAATGGAATGCAATAACGCATCAAGCTCACCTGCTGTTACATCCTGCGGAGTCCTAATTAACTTAAGTTTCACCACAAAGCACTGGCTATTCGCTGCACACCATATTAATGTCGTAACCACGTGAAATTTACATGGAATTTCAGCATGTTAACGATTAAACCCCAATGTGAGCCGTTAGTCAGTTTGATTATTGAACAGTCTAAACAAGGTCATGTCGACCCTATCTCTGTATCCCAAATGCTGCCTGAGCACTCTGTCCATCACGTGGCCTTTGTTATCGAACAGCTTTCACAACAGTCCTATCCAGATTTAGCGCAATTAATTCGAAATAATTAACTGTATAAAAACACAGTTTCGCGTGATAAGGTTGATAGGTGTTTTGATGCCTTGAGTACCTGAGACCCAAGACCTTTTTGATAAAGGCATTGGAGAGGAAGCAGCAAAACGCCGCCAGCTTTAATTCTTTATTGCTGGCGGCTTTCAATCGCTATTTGTGTTCAAGGCTCTTGCTAACAGGAGATAAGAATGCACCAACACACATTGCACGATGGCCGTGCCACCCTCATCCATGCTGATTGTTTAACCTACCTTAAAACGCTTGACGATAACTCCATTGATCTGATTTTAACCGACCCACCATACTTCCAAGTCAAACGTAATGCATGGGACAATCAGTGGCCAGATGTCGCTTCATTTCTGGCATGGCTCGATGAAGTGCTTCTTGAGTTCTGGCGAGTCCTCAAACCCTCAGGAGGTCTTTATCTGTTCTGTGGTTCAAAGCTGGCTAGTGATACTGAAATCCTTATCAGAAGCCGCTTTGAAGTGTTTAACCACATCATTTGGGCCAAACCGTCAGGCCCATGGCGAAGAATGCATAAGCCGGACTTACGCATGTTCTTTCCGTCCACCGAACGTGTTTTATTTGCTGGCCACTATAACGCTGAAGGCTATGCCAAAGGCTGCTCTGGTTACGCTTCTCAATGCAATGAGCTCAAGAAACACGTGTTCAAACCTTTGATGGATTACTTCATCAATGCTCGTAAACAGCTTAGGGTCACGGCAAAAGAAATCAATGCGGCAACAGGGACGCAAATGTGCTCTCATTGGTTTAGTGAAAGCCAATGGAAACTCCCCAACAAAGCGCAATACCAAAAGCTTCAACAGCTTTTCGCAAGTAAAAAAGGAGAATTAACGAAGACGCATGGTGACCTGGTGGAGGAGTATGACGTTTTAAAAAATAATTACCAAAACTTGGTGTTGGAATACGATGATCTAAAAGCGCAATACGAACATTTACGTCGACCGTTCTCCGTCACCAGCGAGGTGCCTTATACCGATGTCTGGCAGTTTGCACCGGTGCAATATTATCCTGGTAAGCATCCCTGCGAAAAACCACAAGACTTACTGCAACATATCATTATGGCCAGCAGTCGTGAACATGATGTGGTGCTCGATGCGTTTATGGGCAGTGGCTCTACAGGTAAGGCGTGTTTGAGTTTGAATCGACGTTTTATCGGTATTGAAATGGAAGAGGAAACCTTTGAAAAAACGCTAGCATCTTTCCAAGCTATTAATAGTTAGTCCGTAACAAAAAGAAAGGCGCTTAATACGCCTTTCTTATCTCTAATTATACAGCCACTCGTCTGCTTCATTGAACATCTCTTCCAAAAGCGCATGAGCTTTTTCTTTTTTGGTTTTATCCCTTTCCATAATATCTAAATGATTGTTTTCACCTTTGCGGATACGGACACAAACATCGGGGTCGAGTACCGATAGCCGCTTTTGTATTTCAGGCTCAATCAAAGAGAATGTCCCTTGGGGTAAACCAGAAGCTTTGACAATCATATCAACACGCATAATAAACCTTCCTTTAATATACTGTATAAAAATACAGTATATTTATTTTTAGCCGAGGTCAACATGATCCATATCTTTCCAAAGCTCATCCATCACATCATGCAGTGTCTGTTTGAGCTGTGGCGTCATATCACGCAGGGCTGCCACTAAGGTTTGTGCCATCACATCCGCCTCAGAGCTTATTACTTCAAGTTGAATGATAGGCGCAAAGCTCACTTCGATTGTGGCTGGTGGTTGACTAATGGCGTTTCTGGGTTGCGTTGTCGCAGATTGAACCGTTTGTTCGACTTGAGCGACAGTCTGTTGGTTAATAGGGTCATCCTTACCAGTGAATACATCGTATAACCAACCTGCAATCTCATCACCGGCCACAGAGCCAGCAATCGCACCAGGGACGGCACCAAAGCCACCAAACAAACTCCCCGCGAGACCGCCCAGTGTCGTTCCAGCAGTGGCTCCAATACCACGCCAGACTCCTTCCGTATCTCCCTCAATAGCGTTCATGCCAATAGAGGCCGCATTCAAAGCGGTACCAATGGCGGGGAGCTTCTTGAGAACGCCTTTACCCCCACTTATTACTTTTTCCCCAGCAGATGACCACGAGCTTACCCCTTTAGCCACCTTATCTACTGGTTTCGTGGCTGACTTTGTAAATAATCCCGTTGAGGTCGCACTTAGAGCTCGACCCACCACAGGAAGCTTCTTGAGAGCACCTTTACCGCCATCCATTACCTTTTTTCCCGCACTCGACCAAAAGCTCGACCCTTTAGCGACCTTCGCCACAGGCTCAGCAGCAGACTGACTAAATAAGCCACTGAACATACTGGTAGGTTTGAAGCCGCCTTGAGTGCCCATTGCAGAGCCAAGGATTTTACCGAAGGCTTTCTTACCAAGACGAGTCGCTATTAAACCACCAAAGCCAGCTAAACCGACTGCGCCTGCGAGACCGGCATAACCTAGTCCTGCATTGTCATTCATTCCACTCGTCGTGGCTTCAGTCGTACTGGATACGACATCGCCAAGACCATTGAATTTATCAATCAGATTAGCGGCACTATTGGAGACGGTATCTGTCAGAGAGCCAAACGAGTTCATCGCTTTGTCGATAGAAGTTGATACTCCTTGAGCGGCATCATCAAGAGAATCAACACCGTCAAAGACCTTTCCCCCTTCTTGCAGACCTTGCTGCATTGCGTCTAAACCGTTGGTACCAATATCTTCAGAGAGGATTGTGCCACCGATGGCTTCAAGAATGGGTTTGACGGTGGCAGCATCGGTTTTGTTTGCCCTATTCACTAGAGCTAATAGTGCAGCATAGTTGTTACCCGGCGCATTACCTGTTTCAACGTCACTGCGTACTCGGTAAGCGGCTTCTTTAATTCGGTTACGCAAATCGATATCAGTGATGGCATCAATGGTGCCCGCTTTATCGCCTTGCCCCACCAATTTGGCAAACTCATCGCTATCACTAAAACGAGCCATAAAGGATTCTTTAAATGAATCACCTACCTTATCTGTATTCCAAACACCGGCTTGACGGGCGCGAACAATGGAGGCTGCAAATTGGTCAAATGAAATCTTGTCACCGAGTAAAGGCGAGTATTCAGCGAAAGTATCGAGCAAATCTCCATTGGCGTCACCGACCATTGAGCTGGTGGCGTAAACTTTGTTTGCAGCCTCCTCGATGCTGATACCGAACCCTTTTGAAATATTGGCAAGGGCGCGAACGGTTTCGGGTGAGGAATAATCAGGGAAAATCTTTTGTAACTGAATAGTGGCTTTTGTTAATGCCTGAGTATCATCTTCACTTAAATTTTGCTGTTTAGCGAGGGCTTGGGCGGCGAAAATACTCTCTTGGTCTGCGCCATACATTCGAATTAAGTCAGTACGAAATTGTCGTTGAGAGGTCGATTGCACCTCTTCTAATGAATAGCTACTGCGAGCAGCAAGGAGGCGTTCATTTCGAGACTTATCATTGCCCGCCCAGGCGAAGCCTGCTGATGCCATAGCCCCTCCTGCCATAGCCCCCAGCTTTTCAAAGTGTTGTAACTTGCCGAGCTCTCGACCTTGCTCTGAAATCTCTTTATTGGTTCGATTAAGTTGCCCTTGCAGCCGTTTCTCTTCTTGGATGATGTCATTGACATCGAGACCTGCCTCTTTTAATGAGAGGCCTAAGCGTGACACTAATCGCTCATGCGCTTTAATCTCATTGGTGCTCTTCTGGTGAGCCTTCGTTAAGTCCCCAAGCTCACGCTCCGTCGCAGAGATAGAAGTACGAATACGGTTTTCATCTTGAGTTGTGCTTTTTAGTTTTGATTGATACGCCTGCAATGTGCGCTCAGCTTGTGCAACAGCACCCGTTTTTTTCTTAAACGTTTTGGTATTGGTGCTGCCAGCGTCACTTAACCCCGCCATATCAGTACGAAGCTTATTGATGGTCGCTTGCAGTTTGGATTCTTCATTGGCCATGATTCGAGATTGCTGTGTCACTTTGGCAAGCTCAGCCTTCAATTTGGGGAGTTCATCCTTCTTTTGTCCTAGAATTTTTGAGTATTGTTTTTCAGCGTCGGTCAATTGTTCAATGGCCGATTCAGCCTTTTTAAAGGCATCAACATCCGCGGTGGTTTTTTGCAGCTGCTTAAACTCTCGCTCCAGCTTATTCGATTCTTTTTCAATCTTTTTCGATTGCTGAGTAAACGCATCTTTAACCCCAACAATGAGCTCTAACGCGTAACCACTGTCCTTATTTATTGCCATGATTAAAGACCTCTATGAGATACGTATATTGCGCCCAGTCGGCATTGAGTAATTCACCAACGGAGACAAGACCGATTTTCTTGTGGGTGAGCAATCGAAAAGAGTGATCAAAAATATTCTGTTTGATTCGTGCGAGGTTTAGCTCTTTCCCATCAGGTGAGCCAAGTTGATGTGCTCTTCATAGGGTAGGTTAATCAGCATGTCGACAGGAATCACCACTTCGCCTTTCATGCCCAAGTTCGTGAGCTTGCCATGTTCATCTCGCTTCTCTTCAATGCGTTCACCAAACACTAAAATGCTCGAGGCGATATGCGCTGTGATGGCATCGTTAGATTCAAAACCGTATTGCTCTTTGGTGAAACGCACTGCTTCAATTCGGTCCTTAACCAGCGCTTTGCGCACTCGCTTAGCACAGTTGAGTTCCATCCCACCAAATTGAACCGGAGTGTTCAACATGCAGATATCAAACTCCATCATTGCACGGGCAATATCTTCCAAAGTGAAGGTTCGAACTTCTGATTCTAATTCGGTTTCTACGGGGTTTTTAGTTTGATTGTCAGTGCTCATATCTTGTCTCGTTGTGAGTAATTTAGAGCCTGCATTGTGTCTTTATATATAGCATCCATCTGCCGAACGGAAATTATGTGGTCAGGTTTGAATATCCTATAACCACTGGATAAACGAGACGAAATAATGCTTCCCAAAATCTTAAAGCAAGACGTTCGACTCCGAACGCTGAGTTTCCTGACAACGGAAGAGATGGACGAGCTTCGCTTAGCCATTCATGGTCTTCAGGTTCTCGATATTGATAACGTCCACGAATCTTACTTACCCTGGCTTTCTTGGTGGTTTCGTGTCGATACCTGGGATGACGCTTGGACAGTTGAGAGAAAGCGTGAAGTCGTCAAAGAAGGTTTAGTGCTTTATCGATACAAAGGCACGGTCTGGGCTGTAAAACGAGCGTTGGACCTAACAGGTTTCAACCCAACGCTGACAGTTTGGCATCAAATGAATCCAATTGGCGCTAAAGGCACCTTTTTGGTTGAAGTGACTCAAGACAAAGGTGGGTTGAATCAAAAAGACTATGAGAACGTCGTCACGCTCGTTGAGAGCAACAAACAAGGCTCTCAGCATTGGCAAATGACAATAAAAAACAAGCCATCGACAGGAGGAATATTCAGCGTTGCAGTTTCAAGAGGACGCAACCGAATTACCTCTAAAAACTTCCCAACCAATCCAACGTTAATTGGCGGACTGTATTCAGCGGTCACCCTAAAGAGTCGACATCGCATGACTATCCGAAATAAGAGTAATGAAATATGAGTTTAGGATCTGCACAAGAGCACACGGCTGTGCTTACCGATAAAGGTAAAGAGCTGCTGGAAGCGGCCTACCAAAGTGGGCAAAAGTTATTGATTGAGCAAATGTCTCTAGGCGATGCAAATGGTTCAAGTGTCACGCCGACACCGGACGTCACACACTTAGTTAATGAGTTCGGTCGACAAGATATTAATGAGGGCAACACACAAGAGCACTGGTTCAATGCCATTGTCTATGTTGACGCTTCACGCTTTGCTGGGCACTTTATCAATGAGTTTGGGCTGCATGATTCTGATGGTAATCTTATTGTTTATAGCTCGTACCCCTCAACACTCATCCCTTCTGTTGATAATCAATACGTTCAAATCGAAATTGAGTGCTCAATGGATTTGTACCAAGCCTCGGCGGTGACCATCAACATAACGCCAATTATCCCTCATGCTACGGAGCTAGAATCGGGAATTGCACGTATCGCCACCAATGCTCAAATTAACGAGGGAACCGATGATTCGGCTTTCATTACCATCAAGAAACTGCTACGCAGAACCGCAACAACCTTGCGCTCAGGCGTCGTGCAATTGTCTAACTCCTACCAAGGTAAGAGTGAATCAAAGGCAGTCACAGAAAAAGCACTCAAAGAAGGCTTAGGTTCGGTTTACGGACCAAATAACTTGCCGCCATTAACCCTGAAAAGAACTCGCTTGTACCCTGATGACTTGACGATGTCACTTTTGCCTATTGCACAAACCCCAAAACCGGAATGGGTCATGCCAGCTTCGGCATCAAAAGTGAAGTTCATCAACATTCAAACCAAAGTGATAACGAGCGAGCCAATCAACTTATATATCAACATCTATTGTCATGATAGTGAAAGTGGGGGTACAGATTACCCAAGCGCACATACCATTATTTATTTTTCGGTTCCAAGTTTTAGAACTCCGTACGGCGTATACAATAACTTTATTGTCCCAATCACTCTAGCTGACGGGGGAACGCCAAAGCGCTTAAGCTTTGTAACAGGCAACTATGGACCTAATCCAAATGTCGTCTCGAAACTTGAGTTAACTATTGATGCAGTATGGGAGAACGTATGATGCGCACAGTGATTGTAAATACTGATGAGAGAGGGGTTGTTATTGCTATTGGCAATGTGGCCCATAGCAGCATAACCGATAAACTTACCGTTAATGTAGATGAGTTGCCTGACGATATAAGAGAGCATTTAGGCGTATACCGTTATGCTAAAGGTGTGTTTGAAAAAATTACCATCATTAATGAGGTAGAAGAGCGACATTGGCAGCAAACTGAACTCGGTAATGTCAATGCAGCAATAGCCGTGTATCAAGCGGATATGGCGATAGATGAGCTGTATTCAGAGCTTAGGGCAGGAACTTATAATGAAGATGATTACTTTAAATTGCTTGGTGATAGAAAATTGCTTATTGAGTATGTTCAACAGGCTGATTTTCCCGAATGTGGTCGTCCTAAGTTATCTGGTTATGTGCGTTGA